TAGCCTCGGCAATCGCCGCCATAGCATCCTCAATCGACGGCCCCTTCCTATGCTCCACCACCACCTTTGTAGCCTCCCCTAGTGCCGCAAACCCCTTATCCTGAGCAATGGCCCAAGGGATCACCAGGTCCTTTAACGGGGTCTTGGCTAGGGCTTCATCATCCATAGACAGGTTGTGTATCTTCTTCTTAGCCAGCAATCTCAAGCTCTCGGCCATCTCAAACCCATCCTCAGATAAAGCAATCCGCCGCACATCCAACCCCTGCTTATGCCGCGCCTTCAAAGCTGCTAATTGCCCAAAGGACAACCCCGTAGCCTTAGACACCTCCTCATATCCCTTCCCCTCTGCCAGCATCTCTAGGGCCATAACGCTCTCCCTAGGGTGGGTGCGCTCCGTAGCCATAGAGGAAACATCCACCATAGCCACAGACGACGCCAATCCCGGCCTAACGAAATCAGCCATTACAGCCCAACCTTCTTTAGCATCCGCTTATACCACGAAGGCAACGCCGCAGCCGGCGCAGAATAGGGCTGAAACGACGACTGCTGATAGCTATTCCCCGTCGCTTCCCAAAGCGTGTAAGGGTGCGTGTAAGGCCGCGCATTCAGCTCAAGCATCGCCATCTTCTGGCTCAACGCCTCAAGCTCCACGGAAAGCTCCTCAATCTCCAACGCTTGGTCATCAATGTTCTGCTCCAACACCACCACAAGGCTTTCAAGCTGCTTCACCACAGCCTCATTGTAAGCCGTTCCGTTCGTTTTAAGACGTTTTGTTGCCATACGGCCATCATCACCATCATTCCCCACATATGTCAAGCATAAGGAAAGCGGCTACCGGCTCCTTTTGACCCATATTTTTTTATAGGGAAGGGACCTATAGGATATTTTTTTACAGGTTGAGCTAACCAATCTTAATTCCTAGAGCTGCCCGAGTCGCAATCCCCTCCCCCCCTAGCTGGGACCTATTGAGACTGAGAATCAGTGTCACTGAGAATCAGTTGCACTGTCCATTAGCTATCGGATAGGTAATGGCGGTCCACCATTAGCTGTCTGGTAGCTAACGTGTAGAGAGAACGGGTGTCAATATCACTTACGTAATTGGCTACGGTGAGACGGTAAGCCTTTTTGCCTATGAGACCGGAAAAGGGGTCAGTTACGTAAGTCGATCAAATAAGTGTCCAAACGAACACGTGTCCAAACGAACACTAGGCGTGTTCAAGCGAACACTATTCCCCGGCAAACGGGCATTGCTTGGCATTACGAGGCCGGCGATTGCCACCCTTGGCATTGCCTCGTGTTGCGCGTCAAATCGCCCCTAAACCGTTCTGGCGGCGAGCCTTTCTGTCACACTCTGTGTCAAATTGGCTCATTCGCCTGGGCGTTGCCTCGTGGGCCGGTCGTGGCCTTTTAGTGGGCCGGCGGGCATGAGGGAGGATGGGTTGCCAGAAGACCATTGCCCCCGACTTGCCCGAACTATTGGCCGGACCACACCAACACCGGAGCGGACAACGTGAGTGTGTGCGGATCTCTCTCTCTCTCTATGCTTAGAACAGAAGATGCGTGGCTATAGTGCCGCGAGTTGGGCGCACGCTTGACGATTGCGCGAAACTTTAATCAGTTGCGCGAGCAAGCGTTTGCGTGATTCGTGCAAATTGTTCTTGAGTTCCGGAATGCGTGCGTGCATATTTGAAGCATGGAAAACATCAACTCCCTCACCCAAATCACTCCGGCGATTGTCTCGCAGGTTTTCGCTCTCTCACTCCCGGCGCAAATCTTGATTTCCATTTAACAAAAAAACTTTCCCACCATGAAAAAAACGAACGCACACAAACGGAAACACGCACTTTTTGACCGCCTTGCGCGCCTTGGATTCACTTCCGGCGAATCCGCCACGCTCCGCCGAGTTGAGATGACGTTGCACCGTTGGGCGGAACGCGAATGCGGCGATGGATCAAACTGGTCAATTGAACGCGACGATACGACGGGTAAACCGTTTAACGTCTGGCACGGCGGTGGTGCGCGGCGCCAATATGCCATTGCAGATCGCGAGGCAGGAGCGTTGCGCCGTTTGTCCGCGATTGTGGCAGAGCGTAATGAGCGCAACCCCGGCACCCCAAACCACGTTTTGGCCTACCATCAACAAGACTGTCGCGGATGCATGGTTTATCTCGTGTCAATTGCGCAATTGACGGACGAAACTGGGTTCATCGCCCCGGTCGAGCAATACTACCAAAACGGACTGGCAGTTTGCGTGTAAATCAACGCGCTTCGCCCTTTGCCCTGCCTGCTCATGCGTGAGCGGCGGGGTTTTTGGGCGCAAACCGGCATTTGCCAGACACGGAAAACACAAAAACAATACTATGAAATTATCAAAAGATTGCCTGATCGAAAAGATCTGTTCCAAAGACGCGACGCGGCCCGCCATTAATCGCCCGTTTCTGGACATTAAAGACGGCATCGCCCACTTGATCGGCACCAATGGCCGCGCCATTGCTGTAATTCCGGTTGAAATCGGGCAAGAAGACTCGCAAGGGCATATTCCTATTGACGGCCTAAAGGCCGCGCGCAAGGCCGCAAGGGGAAAGGGCGCAGAAATTGACGCAAAGGCGAACGGAAGCTTCGCACTGGCAACCGGGCAGAGTTTTCCGAGGGGTGTTGACGCAACCTTTCCAAATTGGCGCCAAGTTATTCCGGCGGAAAAACCCTTCGTTTTTGAAATTGGTTTAGACGCTGAAATCCTGCTTAACCTTGCGCAAGCCTTAGGCTCTGAGGGGCAAGTGCGCTTAAGCTTCACCGGGCCGCAAGACCCTGTATTGGTGCGGGCAATGAGCGGCCCTTTGAAGCACAAGGACGAAGTGAAGGCCGTGATAATGCCAATGCGCATTTCGTAAAGCCAAGCCAAGCCAAAGCCCTTCGCCCTGCTCCGTAAATGGGGCGGGGTTTTTGGCTGAAAACTCATGAAAACAAACGCTTGCCGGCCCACGTCTTGCCACGATTGCCCCAAACTCCGCCCGCTTGATTTTTTCCTTTGGGCGCTCATTTGCGCAGCAATGACGGCGCTTCTCTGGGCGCTGACGGGATAACACTCTTTTCCCGCCGTTCCTTGCCCTTTTGCGGGCATTTGATGCGCGGGCAATAGCAACACACACGCACACACCCATGACGACACAAAACGCCCAGGAATTGACACAAACGCCCACCAAAACATGAAAACCACAGAACACGCCAAAGAATGGTCCACAGCCAAGAAACTCAGCTATACAAGGGGCAAACTGTCCCTGATTTCCGCCTTCGGCGATAGCATAGGAAAAGATGTTAACAAGGCCGAACTTGCTTTGTGCGTGGCCATGCTTGCCAGCGCCGAGGCAGCGCACGCCGATTTGCTTGCCGCGCTTGAGGCTTTGTCGTTTGAAAGTTCCCACTTTTTAAGCGGCGAGGGAAACAATGGCCAATTTGTCGCAAACGCCCTCGAAAACGCGTTCGCCGCCATCACCCGCGCCAAGGGGGTGCAATCGTGAAGTACAAAGGCATAACCGTCACGCGGACAACCTACCAAGGGCTTTCCGCCTACAGGGTCAACAATTGGTTTGAGCTTGCGGCAAACTTGGCAACCGTCAAACGGTGGATTGATATTGAAATTGCCGCTCGACTGGCAAGGCGCGCCCGTAGCACCTAAAGGGTGCCGAATGCCCTTAAAACGCACGGAAACGGCCTTATGCTCCCCAAGCCAAGGCACTTGACAAGCGTCCCATGGCGGTCAACCTCTGAAAAGTTGGGTTGGGTTTCGTTCATTGCACCGAAAGGGGGGCGGGCTTCAACCGCTCCCCTTTCTCGTGTGCATCAGATAGTCTCTGTGCTCCAGAGAGGCGAACAGGTAATGCGGCGCGGGTTTCACTGTGGTCAAATATACGCCTGTCCCCGTAATCGCATAAAAGCGGGGGGCCGCCTCTCTGGATCATTGTGAGTATTGACAAAACGAAAAGCACCCGTGATAGAGTATTGCTTGTCAGTTGAGGGTGTGCGCCCGAATGGACTTTGTCAGTTGTAAGGAAGCCCGGAAGAGCGCACACTCTCCGGGCTTTTTATTTACATGACACAAGTGCCGCGAGTTTGGGAAGTGACATCGGCCTCCTCAAAAGAGGAACGGGCGAACGTGCGCGAATGGCGCAGGGCACGGGATAGCTTTCAAAACGACATCGCCCGCTATGGCTTCGGAACTAAGCTGGGCAAAGCCGCGTGGAAGGAGCGCGTTTCCAAACTACGCACAAAATAACCTCCCCGCTTCGGCCCGCAGTCCGATGCAATAGTGACCAACTGCGAATCCGGCCATGATGCTGCGTCTGACGCATTCATGGAGCGGAACAAGCCAGCGGCGAATACAAATAAGCCTCTGGTCCAGTGCCGGTCTTGAAGAATTAGAGTTTAGACCCAACCGGCAGAGAATAGGCGGGAGCGATCCCGGTGAACGTAGAGCGGCAGCAACTCGTGGGAATTGGCCGTCTGGCACGAGGCTCTAGAGACAAGATACCATGGTGTCACAAGGCACGCAGAGGTAAATCTCTCTTCACTCCTTCAAGGGGTGAAGTGTGTCCAGACCACGGCAGAACAGCAGGCATCAGAGTGTGAAATCTTTAGTGGTTCTCATAGGTAAACTAAGCGTGAAAAACGGAAGTCAAGTCTAAAGAATACAGAAAAGATTGGTATTTAGCTTGAATGTTAAATGCCGGGAACCATAACCGAGGAATGGCAAGCATCACCCTCGCGCTAATGATGGCCGGATTCGGAATTTTCCTCATCGGGCTTGCGCGTTTCGTTGAACTTTTCCGCAAATGAATCAAACATTCCAAACTGTGGTCAAATTGGCCTCCCGCACGACAGAAAATGGCGTCAATGGCACGAATTGCGTGTCTGGGGCCGGGGGTGGAGCGGAAGGCGTTAATTTGGCCGCAATGGGCCGCGCCGGCTGTTCTGGTGGGGATATGGGTGCTCCGAATAGGTCTTTTTCCACGCTCCATCTTGCCAACGGTGGATGCGTCCTGTCAACGGTGCCACTTTTTAACGACATTGACGACGACAGCCACGAGGCCCGCGCATGAAAACCGGCCCAAAACTCGATAACGGCGTTGGCATGGCCCGTCTAAGCGGACGCCCGTGGGTGTCGCCGGACATTAACGTCATCATTTCCGCCTGGCGCACCAACTACGGCGTGCCGGCTGGTAGATCCATCACCGCCGCGCTTCGTTTTGCTTCTTCTCATCCAGACTTCAAGCTTCCAACTGAAGGGAAAAAACAATGATTTGCGAAAACTACGCCACCAGCGCCGTCAAAACAGCGACGTTCCTTTTGAATAAATATCGCTATTTGTTGAAAATGCCCGATATTCCTTCTAGGAAATGCGTTAGAAAAGGGCGAACGATTGGCATAGAAAAATGCCTAGAAATCTTCGACCTTCACTTTGGCGCGGGTTTGTCGCGCACGGCCACGGCTGAAAAGACCGGAGTCCATTACAACACCGTTTTAAGTGTCCTCACAAGACACCATCGAGTAGCCAAAAACATCCCAAAACACGCAAACGAATGAATACAAACCTAAACGACGGAGATTTAGACTTAAACGACGACAACTCCCGCGAATTGGGAATAGGAGAACGCATTGAGGCCGGGATGTATAGACAAGACGACCTTGAAGTGGGGATTTGGCTCGAAATTGACTCCAACTATCCGCTCTGTGGGGCAATGGTGGAGGGATCTGATCCCTCGTTCTATCGTCGGCTTTTGCCAGATATGGCCACGTTTCCCACCGGGGCGCAGCGCACGCAACAAGAAGGCCGGGGGCGCTTTGACCTTATCCCATACGAGGCCATGCTTGCCCTTGCCAAAAGGCTTGAGCTGGGAAGCCTCACCTATGGCGACCGCAATTGGGAAAAGGGGATGCCGCTTTCACGCTACCTTTCAAGCCTGCGCCGGCACGCAATGCAGGTGAGCTACGATTTCACAGAGGATCACCTCGGCGCGGTCCTTTTTAACGCAGCCGCTTTCGTGGCAACAGCTTCCAGAATAAAGGCGGGAATCCTTCCGAAAGAGCTCGACGACATTGGGTATTTGTCCCACTCTTAATCAGCACTAAAAACATGAGCACGATCAAAGAAATCAAAGGCTGGCCAATCGGCACCATCATCCCCAACCTGTCGGCTACGGCCAAGGTTGTTTTCCAACGCAAGACGGGCGAGGGCCAATACGGGCCTTGGAGCGTTCAGGGCGTAGTTTTAGCCGACGAAACGGGCGACGAAATTCAAGCGTCATGCTGGGGATTCGACGACCTCTCCCACATCAAGGGCCAAGCTGTAGCGGTAGCCTCTACGGGCAAAAATCACAAGACCGGCAAAACCCAAGGGGTGGAGCTTGTCGAGGGCAAGGGCAAGGACGGCACGCCCCGCCTAGAGCTTAAAGTAGGACACAAAACGGGCGGATTCATTGGAGGAAGCACGCCCAACCCCGCGCATATGGCCGGGAGCACCCCGCCAGCAGCCCCGCAAACGTCGATTCCTGCCCATTCTGGCCATTCTGCGGCCCCCGGCAAGGGGATTGAGGGTGTAACGGTTGGAATGGCCGTAAATTGCGCTGTTCGGCTCGCGGCGGCAAATGCCGTCAACACGGACGACCTGGATGCCTACATCTATGCCAGAGCATCGGCCCTGATTCGCACCGCCCAACGCCTCCAATCGGGCGACCTAGCCCCGTGAACACCATCACCTCGGACGATTGGGGGCGATTCTTTGCCTCCTTTCGTGCCGGGAAATGGAAATCGAATTTGTCCCAACAACTGCAAATGAACACACTCGAAAACATCACCTCCGCACAGATAATCGCTTGGATCGCTGCCAAGGAAACGCAATATGGCCTTCGCATTGGCTGTATGCCAAGCTACTCAAAGCCCTTCCACGCCATGAGCGACTACGGTTGCGAGTTTGGCGACACGCCAGAAGAAGCTGTAAACGCGGTGAAGGAAAACCTAGAGGCAAAAGCCGCAGAGCGCATTAAGACGTTGCGAGAGAAGGCGGACGATCTGCTCAAGCAGGCCGATGCGTTGGAGGCTGGAAAATGAACACAATCATTGTAGTCATTTCAATTTTGGTTAAAATCTTAAAACGATGAGCACCGAATCCGGCCACTGGTACGACAAGGACGGCAAGCCCTGCCACACGCAGCCCACGAAGAAGGGTGCGAAGTCACCCACCCGCTCCACCACTATTACGGATGCGCGGAAGATGTCCCTCCTGCCTTCCGTCTCAGGCATCAC